TATGCGCTCACCTGATGTTTCGGCTGATGGGTTGAACTCGTCCAAATAGGTTTGTGACAGCAAATAGAACTGGTCAGCGCAATAGACCGTCACGGTGTCAAGACCACCTAGCGCAAAGTTGTAGTCATAGTTCACCACATATCCCGAGTACAACAACTCGGCAACATCTGTAGAGCTGTATCGAATAAGTTTGACTTCGCGCATAGGAGCGAGACCTGGCTTAGATTCCGCGGTGTCGTAATACGGGCTATTTTGGTCAAATGGGTTAAATACCCCGTCCACATCCTGAATGGTGAAGGTCATCGTGCCGGCACTAAATGTGTCGCCAATGTCGCGTCGGCCGCGCTTTACGGTAATCCTCGTAGTCGAGTCCATGACGCTTGCAAACTCGGTGTTGCCGTCTAAGACATAAGTCGTGTTGTCTAAAACGCCTTTGGTTGTGTCGTCAAGAGTAAACGCATTGACGTTAAATCCTGTAGCGATCTGCAGGTCATAGTTGCCTGAATCAACGACAGCGACGCCTGGCATTAGGCAATGTTCAGAGCCAACGGCCCTGCACTCCGTGAGTAGGCGCGCAATGCGTTGACCACGGCTTGACCAATCTCTGCGCTAGTAGCAAGCCCGCCAGTCACGTTGATGGTTACGCCGCCGCCGGTTCCCATGCGATCTAATGGCACCACGGCTTCTGGGCCTGCTTCACCGATTAATGCCAAGGTAGGTGATGACACGATGCCACCTTCGGCTAGTCGAGGAATGCTCATACGTCCAGGTGCAGGCGTATTAGATGTTTTGCCAAGTTGTGGCACGGGCACGGTTGGGGCTTTTGGCAAATCAGGCAACAACGGAATTGAGTTATACGCGCTAATAATTGCGTTAACCGCACCGATCGCAGCGTTAACCATGCCGGCAAAGAACCCGATCACGGTGTTGACAATTAGGTTGATGCCGTCACGGAACCACTCAAACTTGTTGTACGCGGTTACAAGACCAACGATTAGCAATGCAATGCCTGCTGCAATAAGGCTGAATGGATTGAGTGCCATTGCAATGTTTGTGGCCACAATTGCTGCGGCGACTATGCCGATGGCAGCTGCAATTGCCAAGAATGCTTTAGGGTTGTCTTGAGCCCATGCAGCGAACTTGTTAAGCACAGGCAAAACGGCTTCAAGGACGGGCAACAACGCAGCACCGATTGACTCTTTGGTTTCGCCAAGCGAGTTAGTCAAAATCTTCATTTTGCCTGCAGCCGTTTCAGCGCTTTTGGCAGTAGCACCGCCAAAGGTTCCGCCAAGCACGTCCATAATTTCGTTAAGGCTTGCGCCTTCTTTAATCATCGTTGCCATTTCTGGACTCAAAGATCGGAGCGCTTTAAAGTTGCCCTGGTATGCCTTGGCGAGCGCGTCTGCAACGGTGCTGGAATCCATTTGCAACGCTGTGCTGATGTCCATGACAAGGTTCATATCCTTCATGGCAAGATCAACATCTTTTGTACCGCGCACCAAAGCCTCGAGACTCTTGCGGTATTCGGTGTCAGCAATACCAGACGCTCGAGACATCGCGCTGATCTGATCTTCAATCTGTGCGGTCTGTGCAGCACCCGCGCCAGTCACATTCTGCAAAGTAAGCGCTAACGCTGCCTGCTCTTGCTGATCTTCCATTGCAGCCTTGGTTGCGTCACCAAGCGCCAACGCCAAACCGCCAAGCGCCGCAGCTGCCGGCACCGCCGCCTTCTTGATCGCAAACTGGGCTTTCTCCGATGTAGTTTCCAGTTGCTTAAACTGGGCAATAGCCTTCTTAATCCCTTTGCCGTCAAACTCTGAAATGATCGGGATATTGATTGCCATTACGTGGTCTCTCTGTTCGCTTCATCCATGACGCGCTTGACCAATTGCTCCATCTCGGACATGACATCATTTTGGCGTTGCTCGTACGCTTTCCACATTACTCGCGAACGACTGCCATAGCGTGCAGTTAGCGCGCGCCCTAATGAGCCAGACATAGACGTGTCAAACATTGTGCCAGTCGCGCCTTTCCATTGAATGGCAAACGTGCCCACATTGGTTTTGTTTCCGCTGTATTCCTTAATTGCTCGAGTATTGATCTTGGCAGCGATCTTTTGTTTCATGCCAGGTATCCACGGCAAGATCTGGAACCCTGATCGGGTTTGCCAATTGCGCGCCATACCAGACAGCGGGACGCCAGTAGGCACAAGTTTGTTTGCATCGTCAATAACAGGCTGAACGATCTTTTTGTAGTCCTTGGTAATTTCTCGGCGCAAAGATTTGTCAATCTTGTTGAGGGTCTTCAAGGCATCCTTAAGCCCTACGACCTCAATCTTTGTTGATACTTCCGCCACGTTATTTCCTTTTTTTGTTTGACTCGTTAAGCACTTTAATGACCGTTGCCATATCTCGAGCGTCAAACACAATGTCGCTAGGCCACCAACCGACCGCGACCAATATCTCTGCTAGTTGGCGGCGGTAGGTGCCGCGTCCGTAGGGTTTGGGTCTGTCTCGTCCAGTACCGGCAGAATGTCGATGTCAGGGTTTTTGCTAAGCCATTCGCGCCAGTTGTCACCAACTTGTTCGCCTTTGATTTTTAAGATCGTGTGCATCCAGCAGGCGTAATCCGAGTACAACGGGTTTGCCGAGAGCTGTTGAATGTTGCGACGCTCAAGGCGTTCCCATTCCGTAACTACAAACAGATTTGTGTAGTAGTACTCGGGCGCGCTGTCGGGCGTGCGCTTTAACTGCAACTTAATTTTCATGTTTCTCCTATGTCGGCTTGGAGCCGTGATTATGGTGCGGTCGTGTCAAGCGTTAGCGCGCCACCCATAAACGTGAGGTCATAGGTTGACAACTCGCCAAGGGATGCGTTGATAACTGGCAACGACTCAAGATAACAACCAGTCAAAATAAACTTTGGATTAGTTGCTGACTCTGCACCTGACGCTGGGGTCAATGTGATGTTGGTCTTAGTGCCAACCAACGGAAACAAGGTTGCGTAGGTTTCGGTCGCTGCGAACGATGCGTACATCGTCAATGTCACTTCGTTGTTGACAAGGCCTGCGGTGTAACTGCGTGAGTTAGTGCCGAACGCGGTGTCTTCAAGCGCTTCAACCAAATAGGTCAATGTCGCTGCGCTGCACATGTCGGTCAAATCAACGCTGTTAATTGTCAGGACTGGGTTTGAGAGGTAAGTGCTACTGGCCATAAATGCTCCTTAGGTTATGTTCTGATAGTAGATGATTTGTGTTGCTTAGTTGTGGATTACGAAGTCTGGGCTTGGATAGCGCAATCAAGGTCATAGCACGGATACAACGCGCCACCGATTTCAAGGCTTGACGGACGGCCACCCATCACGATGATCTTTGAGCCAAGCACGGTTGCAACAATGCTAAGAATCTGACGCAGTACCGGCAGACCTGCTGGGCCCGAGCCGATTACTTTGACGGGAAACTCGAGGCGTATCACGTTGCCGTTTCCTGCGATAGTCGTGAAGTTTGGCGCGTCCAAATAAACCGAGTTACTAACAAGTTTGGTTGCATCATTTATTACACGGAGCCCAGTTACCGCGGTAAGCGTCGCGGTGACGTCATCAATCGCTTCGTTAAACAGGTCGGTGTACGACATCAGGCAACCGCTGGACGTGGGATGCCAAGCAGCTGCTTGACGATCGGGGTCAGGCTTTGCTGTGGTGCCGAACCCATGCCGTCAAACGTGGCGTAGGTTGCCTCTATTGAGCCCCTAGAGCGCCATAGAGCGGCGCAATACATCAAAGTGCCCAATGTTGCGTCACCGCCAGGAGAGGTCGTTAGGGAGTCGATATAGCCCGATTCCTGACGCCTGCGATATGCGAACTGATTACCAGCTGACACCGATTGCGTGAGCAACGTGTAGTCATCTGACGGGTTAGGAATGTTTATACCCAAATATGTTGCAACTTGCGCAGCTGTAACCCACGTGCAAACAGGGTCATACGAGACGGTGCCAGACGCGGCGGTGCGTTCCACATTGTTAGCGACCTTGGCGTAAAGCACCTGATCTGCAACTGGCATTTGATAGTCGTAAAGCAGGTCGCCTTCTGTATCAACGCCAATAAACAAATACTGTGGCAATGCGCGCACGCTGTAAGTGCCGTTAAATGTGGCGTCAACGCCTGCAACCGTAATTGACTGGCCGACTGCAATCTCGCTGGGGGTCAGGAGTTGCAGTACGGCAAAGTCATCAATTAGGTACTTGTTGGTAACCGTGTATGTTGCCATGAGCGGATGCTCCGCTCTCGACTAGGCGATTGCGATTGACTTAACCTGATCGCCGTCTGCGATAAAGGTTGAGACGTAGCCGTAGTAGGAGAATGTGCGACCCAAGGTTGCAGGTACTTCTAC